ACATATTCTTGTGAAAGAAATGTTGATCAGCCGTAAACCACATTTTATCGCTTGAAAAAAGCATTTTTGTTTTTCTCCTTGCTAAAAATAATGTATAGCTATACCTTATTTTTAACGTGTTTTTATTGATTCTGCTTCTGTAAGCAGTTTTCTCTTCAACCAGTTCTTACAATGCTCACATTCTATGTAGTCATATTGAGAATATCCCCAAGAACACCATTGGAACCTTTTTGGTGCAGTTTCGGAATTGTCTTTGACTACACCATCATCGACCCCTTTTGAAATTTGACTACCACAAACAGGATTACCAGTTTCACAATCTCTAATATGAGTTTGAGTCCACCGTTTTGTGTTAGCCCAATATCCGATTTGATATAGACTACCATATTCATTTTTTGGATTCATATTTGGTCTTCAATTTTTTTAATAGCGCAAGTTCTTTTCTTTTAGCTTCTTGTTTTTTTCTACTCTCTTCCTTTGCTTCTATCTCTTTAATTTCATCTTCAAGAATTTTAAATTCTTCTTCTTCGTTTATGAAAAATTTTTCAGGTATAGAACATGACATATTATCATAACATCCCATACATCCATCTGACCCATGAAAATAAATAGAACCACCTTCAACTTTCCAATCATGAGGACTATTGAAGCGAATTTTCTTTAGAAGAACATACCTATTAAAAATTTTCCAGATGTGAGTATCAATTGAGTCTTGAATTTCATCCATGATTCTTAATTTTCTTTTAATAGTATGATTCATTTTCTTTCCCTTTCTAATAGCTCATTCAATTTAAAATATTCATTTTAGAATATCCATTTAAGGATTGAACAGCAACCCCAAATCCAAGGTAAAACTCCGAAAAGCAAACCACAGATAAGTAGTAAATATACAAAGGCTCTGGCTTTCCATCCATCATAGATTCTTTCAAATGTCCATTTGTCTTCTGGTTCCAAATATTTTTTACATGATTCCCATGAATCTATATCATCGAATTCTTTACCTCCGCATGTTGGGCAATATCCATACTCAACAAAATCATTCATCCAATGAGCATCTTGAATAGCTCCAGACCAATGACATTTGGAGCAAATGACTACAAGATCCTCTGACATTTTGACTGTAATTTTCATACTAATATTATCTCCCCATCCATTTTAAATCTTTTTTCTCTTATCTTGTCTTTTTCAAATTTCTTTAATGTATCTTCTGTTCCACCAGTTCTATCATCAGCGACACAAGCAATGATAACATCTGAATGTTCGGCTATAGGCCCATTCCTTATGAAACCAGCGGCTTGATTGTATTTACGGATAAACTTCTTTTCTTCATCAATCCATTTATGGTTCCATCTGGCATGAAGTGTAAGAATAGGAATACCAAAGTCTCTAGCTATTTTTTCAGCGAAGGCATCTCCACCTTCTGGACATCCACCAGAGACAATCCAATCTCCGTCTTCATAAACTTCAAAGAAAGCATCTTTGACCTTTATAAAGTCAGTTCGGATATTTCTCCGTCTGGTTCCTATGATTCCTATTTTCTTCATAATTTTTTCACCTTTTTTTGCATTGTAACAGATAAACCACATAATGTCAAGCCTAAATAAAAATATTTTGGTTCATTGATGTAAACCTTAGAGCATAGCCAATGTATGAATCTCATATTATTTTTATAATTGATGGAAATTTCAGTTCCGTTATTAAGTAGGAATATCATAATACAAATTCCTCTTCTGTAAAAAAATCATCATGAGTAACATTATCTGGATATATAAATCGTTTTTCTTCTTCCCATTCTTCGGCAATCAGAATTTCTTCTTGTTCTTCTTCTTCTGCAAATCTCATTTCTTCAATAATATGCTGGATCTGCCGAATGTGTTTACAGATACCATCTCTAATTCGATGACGTTGAAACTTCCATGCAGGACATGAACAGCCCCATGTCTCTCCGTCATCGGCTAGTGAAACTACATATTCTTTATCAGAGTTAGTATGGCTTCTTACACGCCAGCGTTCTACCCATATAGGCATGATTTATTCTCCTATAACAAATATTTTCCTATGATCCCATGCTAAAATGGCAAATTTTAATTTCTGTCATATCTTGAAGAGTCAAAACTTTACCAGTAGGAATAACTGCTTCAAGATAGATATGGTGTAAGTCTTTGGTAGTAAGGATCATTTCATTAGCCGCTACGCAAAGCTCTAACCATGTAGGATTGTCTAAGGTCTTACCCTTGTAGGCTTCACCATTACCATAGAAATCACTTCCTGCATCGACTAGCAGAATTTTTCCTTCTATCGGAATGGCATCCAAATTATCAATAGGAATTCCTTCTTCCGTAGATTCATATGCGCTATAGAAAACTACGGATTCTTCTTGACCGCTTGCATGTACAGCGTCATCAACTTTTTTAGTCATAGGATCAGCGGCTTTACGATATTTTTCTTGGAAACTTTCTTCGTATGTGCTTACCATTTTTTTCTCCTTGTTAGTCAATCATGAATTCTTCTTTATCAAAATAATCATTGGTTAATTTTGTAATTCCTTTTTGCATCATAACATTACCAGTTCCAAAGTTGATTGTCTGGAATCTTACTTCTTCTGGATTTCTATCATTATGAACTCTGATAGTTCTATGGTGATTGATGTATTGAGCCAACGCACACCAAGCTCCGTAAGACGTTCCAGCGACCCCCGAAACCCCTCTTGCGTTTTCGATACGTAGTAATGTTTTGAATTTGTCTATAGCGTTATTAAGCATCCGTGTAGATCTAATAGTAGTAGCTTTAGGGAATAATGTTTTGAACCAATCAACTGCTAGATCTTCGCTCATAGGTTTAGTAACAAGCTTATTCATAAGCATGTCAAAGGATCTGATTTCTTGATTATAGTACTTGAGCATATCCTTGACTACTTCAATTCGATTGCCTACAAATTTCGTATGCTTTAAATTGAAGACTTTGTTGCTGGTATTTGCCATGCTATCATTGGCATGTCGATAGGCTATAGCACTTCCAGAAAGCCCATATTGACCATTAAAAGCAGTAAGCATAAGGAAGTTCAAATCAATTTTATCATCGTCTACAAACTCACGTTCCGCAAGTTTAAATGATATTCCTATAACTGCTCCGTCAAACATATTCAAAAGACCGTTAATTGAACCATCGGTAGCTTCGATAAGTTCCTGTGCCATACTGTAAAGTACTTCTGGTTGGACTGGTTCCCATCCTTTACCTACCGTACCTAAATATTGGTTAGTATCCCTTCTTACGATTGCTTTCTTATCGGGAATCCAAATATCTCTTTCTGTTTTTATGTCTTGACTTTCTACCGTGAAGTTGTGAGAAAGTAACATAGCTTCATCTGGATTTTGAGTATCAATAGGAATATAATGTTGCATGATTTTTCCTCTAAGTAAAGTATAGTTTCCAAAAGGAAATTATAGTTTCCTTTTGTAGACAGAGGATAATTGTTTCGATAAAGAGAATCACACCATAAACTTGTGGGAATCTGGATTCTCCCATGCTCTTATCAATTGTTAAGATGTCTTCAAACATAGGTTTCATATTTTTTTCCATATTCCTGGATGTTTTCTGGTAGCTGGAATTCTTTCTAGTGAAAAAGAAGATCCACCTAAAGATAGAGTAGTACCATTCCAAACATAATCAGTCATATTCAAATCTACTTCTTCAATTATAGCGGCATCAAATTCTTCATTGTTATTAAAAGAAGTGGAAGAAATTTTTAGATTAGTCCAAACAAGCTTTTCTCTGGTATTGATCTCCATTAGCCCTATCTCAAGACCACGTATTTCAGCGGTATGATCAATACGTATAAATTTAACTACACCAAAGGTAGTTACTATACCTAGTATGATCATAACTGCTATAAGCTCTATAAGAGTAAAGCCTTTATTATTCATTAGAACCCTGTAATGATAACGGTATAATGGTTAGTTAAATCATCCAACTGATAAGCCATTCCTTCTCTGGTCAATTGAGCAACGTAGATAGCTAGTAACTTGACACCTTCATCTGTTTTCTGAAATTTTGCTTTCATGGATTAAATCTCCTCTTCGTCTTCGTTTTCGATATCAGTTAATGGGGAATCACAATTAAAGCATCTACCGTTATTTGAAATTTTCTCTAATTTGTTTGATCTTAATCCACATACAGCACATTCATAAGGAAAATTTATTTCTATATCTTCTGGAGTTCTTCCTACTACCATAGCGCCAGGAAGATTTAAATCTTTTAATTTTTTTATTGAATCTAATAGGAGTTTATTTGTATTCTCCATATTATCTACTACCAAAACTTTTTTCTCTTCTTCGTCCTCTGGCCCATTTATATATTCTTCCCATTGTTCCTTATTATAGTATTTGCCTTTGAACCAATGGGCTTTACAATTTGGACAAAAGAAATGTTCTATATGTTTTTCGTCACCGAAAGACCATGTAGTAAAGTCTATTTTTCTTTTATGTTTACAAGCTTCTGGTTTTTTATCCATCCAATCCATTTTTCTATCTCCTATGTTTTTCTAACCAGCGGTTTTCAACTTCTCCTTCTGAAACTTTCCTACCTAATTTTCTTTCCACTTCTTTCCATTCGGCTCTCAAGGCACTTGCTTTTCTCAGTCCAGCAGATCTGGAAATTTCACCGTCACAGAAAAGATTCTCAGGTGAAAGCTCATTGCAAAGAACATCCAGAGCATCTAGCAATTCTTCTTCTGTCTCTGGCAACTTCGCATTTCGATCAAAAATTTTTCGATAAGCTAAACGCTTTTCCATATGAAAGGTAGCGGATCTTTTTTGCCGTTTTCGTTTTCCAACACCGATACCATTTTTATTTTGCTCCTGAATTTTTTTCATCATGTTAGAAGTTGCCTTGTATTGCTTTCCATCTTTCTCCAGAAGCCAAGACCTTTTAACAGTACCAGCAATTTTGTAGATACTACCATTTAAAGTAACTTCTTGTCCGATTTCAAAATTCATTTTGTTTTCCTTTTTTTGAGTTTTCTTTAAGTCTATATTAAATAAGATAGAATGTCAAGCATTATTTTAGTCGAAATCTTTTTCACAAATTTCACAAGTATCTTGTAAAGCCTTGCTACGCTTGACTTTGCTGAAAGGCATCCCACAAGCGCAACAAATTTTCTTAGCTTTCAGATCCTTTTCAATTTCGATGTTCCGTTGAATCTGTTTTGATGTCAGTCTCATTGCTCCGTTCTCCTTTTTTGAGTTTCTATACCCATTCTATCTTATATTAGATACAATGTCAAGAACTATTTTGATTTATTTTTCCAATGATTTTAGGTATATGCAAGATTCATGCCAAAAATAACACTTGACAAAAAAAATATATTAGCGTATGATTGCTAATAAACTCTAAAGAAAGGACAGAAAAATGGAATTGAAATTAGCTGAAACTTTGGTTCAAGTTTGTGAAGATGAGGGGCTTGACGTAAGCCTTAGAGAATCGTACAACGGCAGAGGTATGTTCGATAGAACCACTACTGGTGTGGTTTTAAACGATGGGTATGTTCAAGATATTTTGAGAGCGGTCATTAACAATGCTACCTGTTTTATTGCAGATGAAGATGAGCCTGTAGAATTTTATGACCTGTCGGAAATTTTTTCGGTTGGTAGTTTTAGAACTGATTCAATGGGTAAAGGGATGATACTTTATTAATGCAAAAAATATTTAACATACTATTCGGACTTGCTGTTATCTGGCTTATTCAAACTAGTACTGCTGAATATGCATTTACTGTTTTACTATTCATATCTCCATATCATATAGTATTCAATAGATAAATTAAGCATCGTCTGTAAAATTTCTGTTATCGGCATCGAAACCTTGATTATCTATACCAGAATGTAGTCCAGATTCAATGAGCTTTTGATCATGTGCTTTTCTTGATGCTTCACTTCCATATAAATTAAAATTAGGATCTGGATTAGCATTAGCATAATCTACTTCTTCTGTTCCTGATCCATTCTGATTTTTTCTAGTACCTCCCACAACATTTATAACTGTTCCTTGTTCTATAGCTGATCTATATAGAGGAGATAGATCTTTAAAGGTAAGTTGTAAATTACAGCTAGATGGATATCCACCTATGTACGGAGAATTATATGTAGGTTGTACGGCAGTTAAAGCCAGAGTAGAAAATTTTATAAATTCATTTGGCCTTGTGTATACTTCAAACATATAAGGAAAGTGAATATCTATTCCTCCTGTTCCTTTTAAAGCAGGAGCGGCAAATCTCATTAAATCTTTTACGGTATCTATTATATCTGATTTTGGATTTCTTTCTGCTACTAACATTACTTCGAATGTAAAAGTTCTTCTATCTGAATTTTCATAATACAATGGAGTATCTACTTTTATTTTTGGAATACTATGAGGAGAAAGTCTATTATAAGCTTTTCTAACTAAATTAGCTACACTAAACCCCTTATTGCCAGCATTTTTTTTAATATTATCAATGTATCCTTTTGCTGATTCTGTTTGTGCTTCTGTATTACCTTCAAATGATCTTACTAATCCATTCCATTCAGCGCCTATCTTAGCGGCTGTTCGTACTTTCTGAGCTAATCTACTAGTCATAGAATCATACTCATTCCAATTATGAGCGTTTGTTTCGGTTAAATTTAATGGAGCAAGAAAAGCAAATTGAACTAAAGGCGCACCTTCATTTACTGTTATTTTTCCAACACCTTTAGATTGTTGATCTAAAATTTCAAAGGCATTGACATGTATCCAAACAAACCCTTGACTTTCAGGATTTCTAGACCAAGGATGAGTTGAACTTGGATTCCTTTTAATTATTCCTTTGCTTCTTATATTTTTTTGTTTAGGCATAATTCTCCTTAAAATCCAGCCCCATTTCCAAACATTCCAGGCGCATCGGATTCATCTGGTATTTGAGTATCAGGAGATCCTGGAGCCGTACCACCACCAGCATTACCACCAAGAGCTATTGCCATAGCGTCACCTTGTTGTTTGGATAATTTCTTTTGTTCTTCAATTTGTTTTTCAGTTTGTTTTTCAATAGCATCAGTAATACCAGCATTGGCGTTTCTCATCTTTTCATCATACATAGCGGCTTCCGCTTGAGTTACTTGCATAAAGTCATTTGACGCTGGAGCCATAGGAGTATTACTATTACTTTCAGGTGAATCGAATTCTATTCCGAACCACTCAAGAAGACCTTTAAATTTATCAATTAACATTTCAAAAAAAGCTCCAAAAGCAGTAAAGAATTGAACTATATTTTCTTGCATTGATTCTGGTAAAAGCCCTGCTATAGTCATGAACATTGATTTTATTCCATCAAAAAATCCTTTAACTCCTCCGATAAGCTTATCCAAAATATTTCCTTCCGTACTAAAGAATCCTTCAAAAAATCCAAGTATAGGTTTTAACCATCCATAACTAATCTCAAGAATAGTATCAATCCATCCCATTATTTTATCTGCTACACCTGTTACTTCTACTCCAAATAAACCTAAAACTTTTTCTATTACCCATCCTAGTAATTTAACTGGTAATTCAATGAATCCTTTTACTACTTGTTTCAGACCACCTATAATCTTTTGTGCTATATTTCCTTCTGTAGCATTAAATCCTTTAATGAAGTCAATTACTGAAAAGATAATTTGTATAGGCCAACCTAACCATCTAAAACCCCATCTCAAAGCTGTAAAAAGATGTCCTAGTACTTTTCCTATCTTTGGAAACCAAGAAAGTAATCCCTTAATCATCTCTCCATACCAGAGAATTTTGTGTTGTATTTTAAATAATGCATTTCCAAATTTTGAAAAAGCTAGGAAGAACATTTTAATTCTAGCTAATCCTGCTCCGATCCGTAATCCTTTAAAAAGCATTTTAAACGGCATTAAGATTTTCTTAATCATTCCTCCGACTAATGCGGCAATTATCATACCTATAATTAACCAGAATCCTTTTGCCCCACCAGCGGTTTTACCCATGTCAACGAAATCTCTTTTTTCTCTTCTTCGCATGAAGTCAACTATTTTTTGTAGAAGTTGATTTCTCTTTCTATCCTGCGGTGGTACTCTAGAGAAGAATCCTAGAAAAGAATCTTTTATGAAATTAAATGCACTCTTAAAGACTCCTATAACGACATCGAAAACTTCTGCTAGTTCTCCCATTACTTCTCTTACTTGACTACCTATTTTTCCGAAGATATTTTTTATTGCACCTATGACATGATCATTTACACCTTTCCATAAAGTTGCACCTAATCTTAATGTTGCTCCTAACATGGTTCTTTGTTTTTGAGCGGCATTAAACCAATCTTTTATTCCTGTACCCCAAGCTTTAGCTAATCCTCCCCATGTTACTTGATTTCTTTCGGTTTCAGCAAAATATTTTTTTGCTTCCATTCCAATGAAACTAGTCATTGAGGAAACTTTTACAGTACGTTTTTTAAGATCATCTTTTTGCTTATCAACAACTTCTACCCATTTGGCAAGCAAATCCTTTTCTTTATTTCTAAGTTCTTTATCTTCTTTTTTATCTGCTTTGACTTGTGCTGGATTAGCACCATGCATAGCAAGAAGCTCAGATATTCTCTTTACACTTTTCGCTACTTCTTCTTGTGTTTTTTGTTCCGCTGTAGCCATTAATTATCCTTTACTTTATATTACTGGTCGATTTCTTTAATGCTTTTTCTTCCTCTTGAAGTTCTTTGATTAACAGATTTATATAAATTTGTCTTTCAAAATCAGGCATTAAATTACTCACATCTGGACTTATATTTATTTTTCTCGCAAGTATATATTGTTCTTCAATTACACTTTTAAGATTTGTTGCCCACAGATTAATTAGGAAAAAAAATTGTTTTCAATCGGAACCATTGTTTTTTGTTCGTAATCACATTGTCTGCATGAAGTATTATAAGCTAAATCTACTCCAAAAGACATCTCATCAAGTTTATCTCTGATCTTATCATACTCTCCAGTAGGAATATTTTCTAAAAGAAATTTCTTATCTGATAATCTCAAATTATCATCTACTCCACCTTCACTTTCTACTTTATCTATAGCGCAAGCATGATATAGTATTTGTACTTCTGCTTGTTTCTGTAGATCCGTTAGATGTTGTGCGATCATAGACGGATGTATTTCCTTCTGGTGTTTTCTTTTTAATCGTCTTAAATAAATTTTTATACCGTTACCAAGATCTACTACATTATCGGCTTCTGGATCTAATGGTGTTACAGGCATTTTATCAAGATCAATTCTTTGTAATGATTGTGAATTACAGTTAGGACATGTTAGAGAGAATTCAAGAACTTCACCTTTTGTCTTCTTCCTTAATTCTACTAGAAGAAAGAACCTATCTTCTAAGTAAAGTTCATTAATATTGAAGTCCTCAGTTAAAACACTAGCCAATATCATATCGTCTAGTGCTTGTTCTTGAATTAAAAGACTGGTTTCTTTCTCATAGGTTAAAAGTTTTTTCAGCGTTCCAGTATTGACAGGCTTAAATTTTACTTCGTTTCCGTCTCCTGGTAAGTTACAAGTAAATTCATACGTGTTAATGTGATCATAAAACTTCGGTTTATCTGACATATTTGTTCCCTCCTCACATAGTATTTATATTTTAAAGTGCTGGAACATACGGTATACCTGATCCTCCAGCTTCATTAAAGCTTACTTCATGATAACTATAAGTAAATGTTACATCGAATGTGGCTACTTCTGTAGAAGAGTAATCCACAGCTATCTGACCGACTTCTTTAGGCCAAGCATCATGTAATATAAACTCAAGTATTACTTCACCTTCATATCCAAGCATCTGTAGTCTTTGATCTCGCATATGAATATTATGTGTAGTATAAAAGTTAGTCAATGGATCATGAATTAAATTACTCCATGATTCGAATAACATACGTACCTTTGCTTTTAAGTCAACATTAAAAGTAATGGTAACATCGGTATAGGTATGTTTTCCAGCGAACTTCCAATCAAACCCTTGCCAATTGATTGTTACCTCTTCCAATGCGGTTGAAGGCATCTGAGCGGTTTTGACTAGAAAAATAGTCTCTTGCTCTGTTAACGGAGCGTTCATTTGCGTAGGCCAAGATGGTTGGTAGTAAAATAATGAACTCTTTGCTCCATCTCCGAATCCTGCTTTAAACCCTTCAATGTTAAAATTCCGTATATCTGGCATGTTTCTTCTCCTCTAAATAATTTCTATTAAAGGGAGGGTTGCCCCTCCCCATTGTACCTATTAAACTGCTTGAGCAGAAATTAACTCTGTAAAGCTTGCTCCAGTTTTGGTGGCAACTAAGTTAAGTACGATAAATTCAGCGGCCCTTGTAGGCTTAATGTAGATATCACACCATAACTCGTTTCTATCAATTCTTTCTGGAGTATTATTTCTACCGTCACAAACGATCATGTAGTCAAATATTCCTCTTCTGGCTACAACATCTCGTAAGAAAGGATCAATTAAATTGATTACCTGTAGTCTGGTAAAGGTATCATTTGGTTCGAATAAGAAGAACTTCAAAGCAGTTGAAATTGCTTTAGCTAGTATGATAAAAAGTCTTCTAATATTAACTCGGTTAAATGCAGAAGTTTTGTCTAGCATATTCTTCTGACCCCAAATTACTTTACCTTGACCTGGAAAACTTACGATTGGATTAAGACCATTCTTATAAAGGATGTCTCTTTCACCAATTACAGGATTCCAAGAAAGTTTTCTTACGTTATTTAGAATAGCTCTATTCAATCCAGCAGGAGCAAACCAAGCTTCCGCTACATCGTCAGTATTAGCGTAGATACCAGCCGCTTGTCCAGAAGCAGGAATCCATCTATATACACTATTCCATTTATCATAGACGTTTAACCAGTTAGCATAAAGAGCAACATAACTAGAATTCTCATTAAAATCCTCAAACGGAGCAGGATTACTTAATGTTCCAATTCTCCAATCTCTACAATCGGTTGCTTCGTTACCTCTATTATTTACTACTAATGCTTTAGGAACATCTAGTACTCCTACAGCATCCTTTCTGCTTTCACAAACACTTAGAATATGTCTCTTTACAGTAGAAGACTTATTACTGTCGATAAAGATATTGACATCTATTCTTTCAGCGTCCGAATAAAGATCAATTGCATCTATAATATCTCCATCTTGAACAAGATCTCCCTGATTATTGACTCCACCACCAAGATTAGTATAGTCAATCATCCATTTGTTTTTCATACTAGTGTTTTTAAACTCGGCTGTTACTGCCATTCTAATATATTGTGATCTGGCATTAATTACATTTATACAGTATTGTGTACCCCCTTCATCGTCTATAGCTAGAGGATCTGTACTTACTAAAAATGACTCTACTACAGAATAAGGGATTACGGTTTTATTGAGATCAAATTGTTCTGCGGCTTTGACTATAACGATAAATTCTTTGTCATCGTCAAACGCTAAGTCTACTTGACTATCAATATCATCGTATAAATCAGCGGAAATACCTGGACTTCCTGTAGGTGATCCACCAGCGATATCATTATCAATTCCTTTTCTAACATTGTTATAAGTGTCTCTTCCTACAATTGCTACCTTTACATAGTTACCCCAATCTCCTCTACTATTAGCTATAAAGGAAAGTTGTGAACCAAAATCAGGTCTTGCGGGCGGGCCAGCATCAAATACTGTATCCTCTTCACCAAATTCATCTGGATCTTCTGAAACGAAATCCGATAACTGGTAAGCACTTCCTGAAACGTATGGAGTTAAAGAACTTCCAGATAATACAGTTCCATAAGCTCCAGCGAATGTTGCACTAGGTGGCATTACTCTTGTACAATATAGATTATTTCCATATTGCAAGAACCCTACTGATGCCATAAGATCTTCATAAGAGTCATCACTAGGCGCTCCGAAAATTTGAGTCAATTCATCAATAGTATTGACTAGTTGAACTTTTAGTTCTGGCCCCTTCCAAGTATTCCTCAACACATTCACACCAATACTTGTTGCTACGGCAGGGATAGTAGTCGTAAGATCTATTTCATTAACGTCTACTAACGGTGATAAATATTGTGTCATAATTCCTCCTGTTATATCGGATTATTTCCCGATAGCTTTTCTAAATTATTAAAGATATTACTATCCCATGTTATTTATGAGATAAAGTAAGTACTTCTTCTAATACTATTTATATTTTTTTAATGTTTTTGAAGAAAAAATAAGGTTTTATGAGGAAATTGGTCTGATAACTTCAAAGTAGTCATATGTAAAATTTACAGTACTTTCTAATTGTACGTCACCTTCTCTTGTACTAAAGGAAACTTCTCCCAAAGTACTAGGCCAAATATCTATAAATCTAAGCTCAAGAACTGGTGTTCTATAATTATTTGTAGTAACCAGACTTGCATCAACACCATATACACTATGTAGTTCTGCTATCTTATCATTATTATTGTTTATAAATGACATCCAATCATAAAGAAGTTTCCAATTTGCTAATTGAGAATCCACTACATAACTAACTAGCCATGAATCATATTCCAAAGGTACAAGAGCATGTTTTGTTTTGTTACTCTGCCAACGTAACTCTTCTTCTGCCATTGATAAACTAGGTATAACAGCAGAAAAGATATTCATAACAAACGGATTATTAGCAGATATAGTTTCTTCTGTAGGAAGTTTCGGAAATATCAACTGAAAATTCGTAGGTGTAGCTTTGTCTAGATTAGTTAAACCTGATTGTCCACATGTAATAGTCATTTATTTTCCTTCCGCTCTAACTAGAGCGGTTCTGCGCTCTGTCATGGTTCAAAGAGATTGTATTTAATAATTAAATCTCCATCCTCAATTTTTCCTCTTAGATCTATATGTGTTCCTCCCGAAGCTCCAGAGGAAAAGGTAGAATCGGTATCCCCAACGTATTCACAAAATGCTTCTGGATTAGTCCAAATACTATTGAAGATCTTACCTACCAATTTACTTGTCTCTACTGGTTTAAAGAACCATGTCTGTAATTCGAAATCCATAGTGTAGTTAATTACTCTGTATTCGTCATCTCCCATTTCATGACTTATTTCTGGAGTGGCACTTCTAAAAATTACTTTGACATCAAAATCAATACCTAGTTCTTCTAATCCAACTCTAACAAAAATATGTGGAGCAAAAAATGGAAGTATTTGTTCCATAATTTGATCAATATCTACCATATGCAACGCCCATATATTCATAGTAACTGTAAGGTTATATGGAATAGGATGTAAAAATTTCTGGAACTCTTCTGTCTCTGTATTGGCTCCTTTACATATTTCGAAGAAGTTATTTACCGCTCTGTCAGCGGCAAAATCAATTGAAGATATCCATGCAGTAATCATAGGTAGCATTATATCGTCTTTTCTTGTATTCAACCAATAGTAAACCTTTTCTTTTGCGGATAGCTTTATTGGTACTTCAACATATTTTTCAATTGCTGATCCATCTGGAGTATATCTAGCAATCTTAATATCATCGAAAGCATCTAAAAATTGTATCAATGTTTTTCTAAAAACATGAAAAAAGAAATAATCTTTCATTTTTTATCTGTCCTACTAAAATGTATTGTTTGTACTCTTCTAAATTCTTTTGCACTAATATACTTAACTATATATTTACCTTTTAATTTTTTATCAATTCCATCTGTAAGTTTTATCCACCTTATTATCCCTTCTTTTGTCCAAGAATCCATAAGCTTTTCAGGATTTTCTTTATATGATTTTACTTCTTCCTTTGGGTATTTTTCCATTACATATAAATATGATTTTTTAGGAACATTTAGAACTTTTGTTTTGACTACCCATTCTCCTTCACTACCGTAAATCCTTTTTATTTCATCAAAGGCTTCTTGTACTACACTAGCGAATTCTGCATCTGATATCTTATCGAACTTCTCTTCAAATCCACCTCTGGTATTAGTTTCTTCTTCGGATTTCCTCATGAATTCTCTATGATTCCAATGATCCTCTTTTCTTTCTTTAGCCGCTATGGTTCTATATGTCTTTCTAAAAACTTTTATATAATCTTTAACTCCGTTTATTTTAGCGTTCCCTACAAGATGTTTACTTGCCATTGTTTGATATGGTGCGGAGTATTCTATATCATATTTAGTTATATGTCCTCTTCTTGCAAGAATTATAAATACTTCTTTATTCAAATTAAAAAGAATTCCAGGAGTATCATCCCCTTCTCTTCTCTGGTACATTCTTCTCAACCATTTCATGTTATTACTTAACATATAATGAGGATTGTCATATAGGAATCTGGATATTTTATTATTATCGACTACTTCTTGTCCTTTCATTACTAGAAGTATATCTCTTCCTGCTCCTATCCATTGAAATGTTAAATCTCCAGCGTCACTAATACCAGTCAACCCTTTTAACTGCATATTCTCTAGTTGTTTTAAAGTTTTAAAAGCTTTTTCATCATATCCCCATTCCATAGCTACTCTAAAAACTCTAGGTATATCTGATTGCATAAATGATTTTTCTACTAAGTATTTCTTTAATCTCATGGTGTCGGTTTTCCTGAAAACAGTATATCTACTTTTTCTTGTACTTGAAGCTCAACGGCTTGATTGAATAGCTCATTTATATAATTTTGAAATCTTTCTCCTATTTTACTCTATTCACCGAAGTAAGTTTGTATGGTACTTTATTCCATCTGTTTACTTCCGCTGGATCATGTCCTTTTACTGTGAAGTCAACTTTTTTCTTATCACCTTTTTTGAGTTTGTTTCTTCCGAAATGTTGAATCATATTTCCATCATTATCTTTCATTACAGTTATGGCACTCCAGCCGAATTGCGTTTCAAATTCATGCTTACGGAGTACTTCTATATCATGTCCTTTTACTCTTTCACCAATAACACCTACATATTCACTCTTCATCAATTCGGCTGTACTGGCTTTTATTTTTTTGTCTCTAGCCATATCTTCTTGAGCAACTAGTTCACGAAATTCTTTTACTGCATCATTTTCATCTCTTTTCCATTGCTGTTTAGTTTTACTATTCTCTAATTGAGATGCATGTCCACCATCTGAATAGCTAAATCCGTATTTATATTTTTCTCTTACTCCTACGTCATCCACTACATAACCCCATTCTAAACGCCTTGTTCCTTGACCAGCGCCTTTTTTTCCGAAAACCATATAAGCATCTATCTCAACTAGATAATCACCTTTCTTGAGTCCACTAAACCCTCTCATTTGCTTTGAACTAAAGTCGCTACCTAAATCGCTATTTTTACCACCTATTTGTCTATGTTTAAATTGCTTCTCAAGTAGAAACCATCTTTGCTTCATACTTTTGAATATGCCGTTATTAGACTTGACTAGGCTTTCAAGAGTACGATGATTATCAGCATCCATATTAGAAGTATAACCAAATCGTCCTGCTCCTTCTGTAAGATATTTTAAAAATCTCATAATTACCTCTTCTTATGCTTTGGCTTTATTCCCTATTGCTTCTCCGTATCTCTTTCCCATTTTAAGGAGAGTCTTAACATCTAGTGGAATATGTAAAGCTTGCATTTTCAAACTTGGATCTGTCAACATTACTTGTCCATGTCTATGATGTCCATCTAAAATATATCCTTCTTTAGATACAATAATAGTGGTCTTTAATACAGGAGATCCGACCTTTGGCGCTCCGAATTTTTTAATATTACCGACTAACTTCTCTAGCCATAGTTGACCTTGTAGTGGTTTTAATTTTTGTCCAGCTAACGTAGTCCACTTTGCAGGAACTTTATCGTCATTAGGATCACCATCTTTTTGACCTAGCTTTACCCATTTCTCTCCTTCTTTCTGAGCAATTTTATCAAAATCCTTTCTTCCTTTAGCAAATGGTTTGAAGATATCAATTGATCCACTTTTTAATCTCTCATCAAATTTCTTCATATCGTCTGGTTCAATGACAGGCATTTTAATTCTTTGAATGTCTAGTGCTTCCTTTTTATATAAATTCTGTAATCCTTGATAATTCTTATCAAAGTTAGGAATTGCTTTATCTAGTGCTTCTTTACTTCCAAATATTTTTTCAGCATAAGCCCTTGCTTTATCTAGCGGTACTTTAGCGACATTCAGATTGTAATTTCCACCTTCGGTTAAATAATTTTTAAATCTCATATTAATCTCCTATTTTGGAAAAGTCCTCATATTCTTTCCTAATATTTTTTCTCTAGCCATTCTTTTCAATAGCATTTTCTTCCATATATTGTTTACTTCTTTTCCATACTGCTTTGTAGCTTCCCATGTTCCGTATATCGGTGGATATAGATCCATCATATCAGCCAGAGTCAATTTATTCCATTGCGCTGTAGTATGTTGTTGCTTCAATGTCTTAATACCGTGTATCTGAGCATCTATTTCAAAATGAGTCATGTTAACATCTTCTTTGCCCAATTTAAGAATACTTGGATCATTATATTCACCCGCTAGATCTACTATCTTTTCTATATGACTATTATGTAGTACATCATTCATCCAATGTGAAAGTTCATGAGCTATTGTTGCTTTTATTCTATTCGGTGAAGTTTCAGCTTTAAATCTTCTTTGTTGATTTACTGGTAAACTTATCCCTTGCCTTAGTATATCTAAAACATGTGGAGAAAAAGTTAAATGTATTTTATTTTTAGTTGGTTGATATGCTGGAGATGGAAAAACCCCTACTTCTATTGATACAGGTTTTATAGCATGAGCCGCTCTAGCTGATTTACTTCTTAATAGATCACTAGACATTGAATCTCTAGAATATCCAATTCCTTTCATTGATCCTTGAATAATTTCGGTTGGAGGTAATTCCCCTCTTTCTATTTCAGCTACAAAACCTTTCATCAGTTTATTATAAATTAAATCAACATCCTTTTTAATATTAAAAGTTTTTTCTACTAGGTATAATTTAAATCTCATATTAGTATCCGTATATTTTTGAATCTATATCTAAATCTTTTGAATAGTCAAAAATCTCATCACTTTCTTCTGTAATTTCTTCGTTATCTCCGTATGCAGTTAACGGAGTAGTCAAAGTATCTCTGATCTCTGGACTTGGATCTCTATTGAACCTTGAAATTTCTCTAGCTGAATCTGATTCTTCGCTAAATCTGTAAGGTTTAAGTACGAAACCCCAAATCATTTTTTTCAGTTGGAATATCTTCTCTTCTTCTGCTACGTCTGCTATTTCATAAGCTCTATTATTCCATAGAGTAATTATAGCATCTCCAGGCTTCGGATGATATCCAGCACTAACATCTCTAGTCATAGTTAATTTAGGAATAGAAGCAAATGAAATCATCTCTTCCGAATAGATACCAAATCCAGTAGTTAATGTAGGCTCCTCTGTAGGCTCATATATTAATCTAGTTAAATGTGAATTTAGATATCTTGTACGGTCTGATTCACCATAGAAATAATCTTTTGGTGTTCCTTCATCTCTTATATAATATAGACATTGTATTCCTGATATATCTGTAAATTCTACTATTACGGATTCGAATAAATCATGTTCTACGTTATCTTGTAACTGATGAAGATCCCATTTAGGCTTTATTAGTTTATGTGACTTCATTTATCCCTTTATTAATTTAGATTGAGTTTCCATGACTAGTGTAAGAGCTTGCTCCAATAAGTCTATTCTTTTTATGAGCCTTTTAATAACATCAGGTTGCACATTAACATTCGGATTGTTATCCTGCGTATTTCTAGTTCTCATTTCATTAATTTTACCTTCCATGTAGGCATCGGATTCTGAATAATCAGGCTGTCCATCGTTTTGAAAGTTATCCCTGTTTACTTGATCACCTAAAGGAATGTTAGGTTTTTCTTCTACTACTCCTGCTCCTTCCATTTCTGCCATGCTTGGTTGAGGTTGAGACAAGCGAATAGGTTTATAAGCACTACCATCTTCAAACATTTTTTCATACTTCTCTAAAATTTTACTATGTTCTGACATATTCCCTCCTTAATGTTCACCTTCCATTTTAGTTAATCTAGTATAGTAATCTGGTAACTCCGCTAAATGGTCTAAGGCTATACGTTTAGCCACAGCTTTGTTTTTAGTATGTTCCATTTCTACTTTAACTCCCATTTCCAATTCCTTCTTATCAGCGTCTTTCTCTGTAAACTTCTTTTTCTTTGCTTCTCCAGTTCCTAAGATAGAACCTAAGATAGAGTAAATGTAAGCTTCAAATTTATGAGTATCAATACCTAGTTTCTCTGCAAGGTCGTGTATATCTTCATCTGGTGGATTTGGATTATCTGCAAAAAAATCCATAATTGCATTATAGATCTTTTCGTCTTTTTCTGATCCTTCTCTTATGAATTCACCGAATGTTCTTCTGATCATTTAATTCCTCCTTACTTTTTTACTTTGACTCCAATTGCTCCTAATGCGTCTTCCATATCAGGCCAATCATCGTCACCATGAAGCCCCTCTTCTGCCATTGCACTAGTAACTACGCTGGATTTAACATTCTTACCGTATTTTTTCTTGATATGTTTTGCTAAACCTTCAATACTCATACCTCTATATGGCCCACCTTCACCTAAATATTTATCTAATAAATTACCCATACTTCCTCCTTAACCCCAAAAAATAGGATATCCTTCATATACTTCTTCTAATCTTAATGTCTCTTCAAGTTTTTCTTTTTCGGCAGTACCTTCTCCTATCAAATCCGCTCCGTCTAAATCAATTCCAGTATTACCGATAGAAGTAAATCCAGCGAACTTACTTCTAATCCTCCCTAGAATTATTTTACACTCTGCAAGTGCATAGTCAAATAACCAATCACTAGTAAAGAAGTTTTCATTTACATTCCCACTATGAAGATCTGTTTCTCTTCTCTTCCAAGGATCTGCTTGTTGATTGTTAGATTGCATACCTGAATAATGACTACCTTCGATCATGAAAGTTCTTAACAGTACGTATCCAGGAGAATCTACGGTAATCTCTTGTCCTTGATCATTGATTACTTGTATGTAATTTCCAGACGGTGGAGCAGGATGTACTTCTACCTGATTTGTAAATGGATGGTATTTATAATTGTATGCTGTAGGTGTATATCTATCTATAGTTTTTAGATAGTCAAGTGATAAGTGATAACTGACAAAGCTATAGTCATAACTATTTCCTGTGGCCCATATCCAATTATAAAGACCGTTGTTGAAAAAGAAATTGTCTATAGTGAAGAGAGTATTTATTCCTCCCCATCCAGCACCTCTATCATCATAGTCAATTACTTCTACTACTCCAACTGGAAGATCGTAAAAATTCTGATCAGCCCGAAGCAGGAGAGTCATGTATGTTTCAGCGGTAGCTTGTCCTACAGCCCATTTAACCCATTTGTCTCTTGCATAATCAATAGCATCAAAAATTTGTTGAGGATCTAACTCTACCTTTACTACAGGATGACCTAGCCTTCTTTTAATTCTTTCTGCTAAATCAGATTTTGATTGTCTAATGTCTAGTGCCATTATTTCCCCTTCTTCATTTGGTCTTTTTCTTTCTTAGTAAACATAGATGTTGAAAGGTATCCATGTTCTTTCTTTTTCTTCTTCATTTTATGTTTAAGAAGTGATTTTACTTCAGCCTTTTCAAATACTTCTAGCTTTTCTATAATATCCATTAGTATCTCCTGTTTAATGCTTTAGCTAACTGGTAATCTAAAAAGTCATCCCAATTATTTTTAAATTTAGATTTTACGGAAGAAGGCATAGGATCAGTAAATTCCATGACATGTTTTCTTAATTGTTTAGGAAATGCTTGACCATATCTATATCTCTTTCCCATATAATTAACATTTTCACCGAATTTAACTTCTTCTACTTCAAATCTTTCACTATAACCTACATCTGGATCTTCTGGTTCATGCCACCAATCAATATCTATGTTTACTTCTTCACATGATTCTCCGCTATCATCTTTAGGATTGCATATTCGCCAGTTAACGGTAACAGTATTACCTTTTGGATAATTTACTCCTTCAAATAATTTTAATTTTTCGATTATTTCCATTTTATTTTCCTATGATAGATTTTGTATTCTAGCAGTAAGTTCTTTTTTAAGAGTAATAAGATCCTGAATTTCTTCTTTAGAAGCCTTTATCCCTTCTGGAGTATAGATTTCAAACTTTCTGGCATCAGCAAGTTTTTTAATTGCTAATTCAATATTATCTACAGCCATTTTAAGCTTTGATACTCCACGTTTATCCCAATTTTCAGGCTTTGTTCTACCTTTTTCTCCTAGTCTTTCATTCAAGATAGTTTTTTCGTATGCTTCCATTATAGCGTCTTGTGCTTTGTCATCAATCATTATTACCTCCTAAAGTATAGTCTTCCAATATTATTTATATTTTTTATTCCCAAAGTGTAGACTTTGTAAGCCAACTCCAGTCATCTATATCATCTTCTATATCAGACAAGATACCCCACGCATCATTTTCATCCATTTGACTATCTTTAAATTGCCAATCTTCTTCTAGTATATCCATTTGAAAAAGATAAGTTGCCCAAAATAAAGCACAAACTAAATCGTCTGGTTTATCTTTACCAAAAAATTTATTTTTCTCTTCTATGAATGATCCTAATTGCTCAATGGTTTCTTTGTCATAGAGCCGTACACTACCATCTTCGATTAACTTCTTCATTAAAAGTACTGCTTTTGGTTTTGTGTCTTTCTGTGAACGAACTCCAAGGCTTTTCTCTTTACTACCTGAATTGACTAGGTTTTCATTTTCAAATGTATGCCATAATTGACTAATAACTGCGGCTCCTTCTCCATTGTTTTCACACATGATAAAGGCATTATTGAAGTAATACGATAACTTATTAATGATTTGTGCAAATTCATAAACATCAGTTAAGTTATCTTCAAATGCTCCTATCTGTACTAAGTCTACAGGCATAACAGAATTTAGTTTAAAGATTTGAATACAAGAAGAATTTTCTCCAGTTCCTTTCGCTGGATCTACTCCCATAATATACCTTGCTCCGTCTTTCGGTTTCTCCCATAATCTAAGTCTATCTTGTAGATCATAGAAGACTGGAGGTTCATCCATGCTCATTAATGTTCTTAAACATTCTGGATGAATGACTGTATTGGTAGATCCTAAAAATTTACAAGCATATTCCTGATTAAACGCTTGTATGCCCATATTAGCAATTTCTGTTTTAGCCCATTCTTTGTCTCTGCCTGGAACCCTATCCCATATGACTTTATAAGGTTTGAACATATTATCACCAACTTGAGCTTGAGTCCAAATTCGATGAAAAATATTAAACATACCATTAGGAGTAGAAATAATTATAAGCTTTGATTTCTTAGAAGAAGAAATGGTAGGATAATTAGCGGCCCAAAATTCTTCGGCTTGATTACTAGGCACAAATGCAAATTCGTCACAGATAACCATGTTCATAGGCCAGCCCCTAAATGCATCAGAAGTAGTAGCTGATATGATCATGTTAGTGCCATTGTCAAAGTGTACAGAAGTCTTTTGATATTCCGTAACTCCAGGCTTTAGCCATACTGGAAGACTTTCATACATTCTTTTGATTGTGTCAAGGATTCGTTTAGCGGAAGATTCTTTATTGGAAACAATACCTACATTCTTATCTGAATGGAAGATAGCATACCATAGCGCATAAGCCGCTACAATAGTGGTGTTGTGAGTCGGTATCATTGTTTCTCCACAAAGAAACAAATGATCTTCATTATCAACTTGTATACATCTAACAGGAACAGAGTCTATTTTTTTAATATTTTTAATATATATTCTATTATTTTTAGGATGATTTTTACATTTTTTTTGTTCTTCTCTTTTCCTTTTCAGATTGAATACATAGAATTTTCTTGTAGTAAAAGAAATAGTATAGTAAATTTCTCCATCTATTTCTTTATCTCTTATTCTATTTTTTATTCCAAGAGAAGATAAAAGTTCTCTGACTTGTAATATAAGATCATAATTCTTTTGGTAGAATTCACATGAACCATTTGAACAATGTCCATCTGAATCAAGCAATCCTCTTAAAAGTTGAATTCTTTGATATTTAGAAGCGGAAAAATATATTCGTGGTATATGTTTTTTGTTTACGTTGTTTATTTTCTTTAAATCTGTTATAAGTTTATAAACATTAAAATAACCACTATGTTCAGTCCTTTTATCGTCTTTAAAATCAGAAGTATTATATTTTTTTTCTATTATTTTTGATAGTTCTTTATAATCTTCATCATTAGTAGATATTCTACCATTTTCAGAATGACCATCTCCTAACCAAAGTCCATAAATATATGGATCAACGGGTAAATTTATTTTTTTATTTTTTATTCCATGATGATAATCTATATAAAGACATTTATCTTTTAAATTAAATAATTCTTCTGTAGTTAAAATTTTTTCTAAATGTCCTATTCTTCCATTTTTTGTTCTTTTTCTAAAATAAGAAGAACCAACTTTCCATAAATGCTCTTTGTCTGCTATAATTTTTTCTTGATTATCAAATTCTATTTCATAACAATCATGGTTATGCATTATTTCTGTAGCAAATTTTACTTTAGTTGAGTTTCCATTTTTATCTAAAATAAAATCTCCTACTTTGATATCTCCCATAGTAGTCCATTTACCATTAGGTTTAGGTATAGGAGTATCAATACTCAAGGCTTTTCCAGACTGTCTGGCCCATAGACCAACGAAAAATCTATTCTCATCTAGTAATTTAATTGTCTCTAGCTGGTACTCATATGGATCAAATTGTACTTCTCCAAAGTCCAACGTAACGATCTTTATATAATTAGTTGCAAAGTGGAGAATATCATCTCTACATTTTATTAACTCAGCTATTTGTTCTGGAGTATATTCTAATTCCTCATTAGGACGTTTAACATAATCATCATATCGAATTGCCATAAAAAAACCTCACATAAATAAATATAATCTTCTTACTTATATTTATATAATTATGTGAGGTTATTTCAAAAAGTTATTTCAAAAAAGCGGTGAATATCGGATTTGAACCGATGACTTCTTGGCTGACAACCAAGCACTCTTTCCAGACTGACTGAGTTAATCCACCGTTTGGCAGGGGTAGAAGGAATTGAACCCTCACAGCAAAGATTTGGAGTCTCGCTGGCTCAACCTACGCTTACCCCTATGCGTTCATTTTTAAACCATCATCGTACTTTCTTTTCTGAAAAGTCTTCGTATTTGATCCGTAAAATTTAAGATAAATTTAAACAATTTCAAAGTCCTCTGGAAAGAAAGTAATATCAGCGGCTATTTCTTTTACACAAGACGGACATTTACTTCCTTTGTTAACTGGATCACGTTGATTGCACCATTTTTCATACTCATGAGGAATTTTATGGTGACAATCCATAACACATTTATCTGTTTTAGGACATTGCCATAACCCCTTCAAGTCTTCCTCCATTTTCTCTAAATAACTAATTATTTCATCATTATGTATAAGCATATCATTCCTTATGTGCATATGCTGTATAGACTTTTGCGTTATAGTCATATCCTACTCCAATGCCTTTGACTACAAAACCAAGTTTTTGAAGTTCGCTAAAATCACCATCGGTTTCGGTTACTAGATATCCCTCACACCATTTTTCGCCAACTCCAATGTTAAGTGGTTTGCATATTTTTTTCCATTCTGTTTTAGTCATTTTATATATCTCTTTGTATTTTTTTTGGAGCCGCTGATCCGATTCGAACGGACATCCTGATCCTTACAAGGGAACTGCTCACCAATTGAGCTACAACGGCTTTTTAGGATTTCTATAACAATTTCTATGTTCTAAAATAACACCATTATTATTAGCATTAGGATGATCATGATATCCACATAATTGTATCCAGATGGATCTTGATACCAATTATAAAGATTATATGTCCATAAAATACCAATACCAATCCAAAATACTTTATTAAAATCTTTTTTCCATATCAAATTGACTACATTTCCGATACTAAATATCAGAATAAACAAAATAGCAGATGCAAGAGCTTGTAATTTCTTCATTTAGACCTCCTAGAAGCGATTATAAGAGCATTTTTCGGTGATAATACACTTTCGTCTATTATTAATCTCTTCTTCCCTTCTACAAGGTCTAAGAGGTACACACACCATGTTAAATAATTTCCTACCTTCTCCCTTATTGCATCAGGAAGAGAGTACTTATATTTTTGTCCAGAACAGCAAGGCATCAGAATTAAATGATCTGCTTTTGACTTATTATAGATTTCAATAATTCTTTGAGCTAAATTTCCACATGGATGTACTCCAATAATAATAAAATTACTACGTGCTGGATGAACATTGTAGATTGCTCCTAATTCATGTAGTATATAACTCCAATTTTCAGTTTTGATGTTGCTCTGGATGTACTTAAAATTTCGTATTAAATTCCATTCACGCACCCGAATCTGCTTATCTATAGCATAAGAGTTTAGATTAGGGAAGAGAAAAGAAGAAATGGTACTAGTCAAAGCATTTCCAGCGCAAAAATCGAATAGAGTATTTTGATTCTTATGCTTAAATACTATTTTCCGAATATGCTTTACTACTGCCATTGATTCAGTAATTTCCTTCTTTCTACCTGATATCGGATTAAGGATATCAAGGATATCAGGCATACAAGTCAATTCAAAGAATTCATTTATGTATTTGTTTGAAGTATCCATATTTTAATAATATTTGTTCAAATTGACTCCATTAGTTTTTTCCCACTCATAGCGTTTTTTGAAATCAGCTTCTCCAATATCCCAAAGATAACCAATTCCACCACCATTTAAATTAATTTTAATTTCTCCTATACCTAACGGAGCTTCGCTAGTAAAAGAAGTCGAAGCTTGTTTTTCTTTACCTTTACAATATTTTTTTAATTCGGCAAACCCTTCTTGTACAAATTCAAAATGCTTTTGTAATCCACCTTTATCTGGATGATACTTTTGACAAAGTATTCTCCATCTCCGCTTTAACTCTGTAAGAGAGAATTCTTCAAGAGGACATTCAATGCCAAACATTCTCTTATATTTTGGTATTAGATCTTGCATATGAAAATTACTTTCCGTTTTGCTTTTTTACCCCTAGTTATAATGTTAAATCCCCAAGGAATAGGAGTATCTTGATTATTCTTTCTTGCTTGAGTAACAGACGGAAACACTCCAGCGGCAGTAAGTAAATGAGCCATTGTCCAATTTTCTTCAATGACTATAAACTCTTCTTCATCCAAAGGCCCAAAGAATAAATCTTTGTCTTCTTCCGAAAGGTTTGGAGCTATGAAATTAAAAGTATTATGCATGTTAATACCTTTCTAATTCTTCCCATTTTTTATAATGTTTACATTCCATTTGATCTACAATATTTTCATAAAGATTACGAGTAGCTAAATTTGCCAATGGAGTATTTACCAAAAGTTCTGCAAACCATAATAAAGTTGTCATTATATTTTCCTTTTATCATTCATATAAAATTTTATAATTAGTTTTTGAGTGGCAGGGATACCGATTTCAAATTATCAATTATAAATGTTAAAGGAACATGATTGTCAGTATCCCATAAAAGTTGTCTCTGAATTTCTTCGGCAATTTCTTTTTTACTTCCTTTTTTGCCTTTAGCTAATTCTTTGATCCGCTTTTCCATTTTAATTTTCCTCTGGAGTTATAATGTGAATTGCAGGGCCGCTAGTGGTATCCAGCATTGCCCAAAGTTTTAATTTTTTTCTTCCAAGCTTACAATAAAATTCTACAAGATCTCCTTGTGAAGCATTACGAATAGCATCTCTAGCAACATTCAAGACATTCAAAAGTCTATCAGCGTTGAACATTGAACCCTCACAACAAGCATCCTGCACGTTTACGGAGATTCGATATTTCCAAGTCATATCACAACCGACTTGAAAAACATGACTAGCTATTTCGGTTACATCAAATAAGATTCCATCCTTAACCGCTTGTTCTGCGGTATATTTGAAAATCACATCTACATTTTCAAAAAAATCATCCATTTTTATCTCCTTTAAAGTAGGATATCAGAATATGATTTAAATGTCAACAACTAAAATTCAGCTATTTCAGATTTATAAGCATCGGCATATTCAAAACCTAGACCTTGCATCCAAAAGAAATATTCTACGTCCTGTTTATAATCTATGTTTAATCCTTCACCTTGGATCAACCAACGTATAGCGGTCTTACGATCACCAGCACCATAATTAATGGTTTCTTGGATAAGCTCCTCAAAACGCACCTGTTCATGCTCAAAGCGGATATACTCCGCTTCTTGATTGGCTTGACAGATTAAATCTAACCTATCATATTCCGCATCTAACTCTTCCTGAGTCCACCAGTCTTTATAATGACCTCTAGGACGAAACCCAAAGGCATCTTTGTGAAAGTCAGAAAGAAGGGTATCGAAAATATGAATTAGATTGTCAGCCATGTTTTTTCTCCTTTTTTGAGTTTCTATACCCATTCTATCTTATATTAGATACAATGTCAAGAACTATTTTCACTTTTTTTGAACGCACGAATCCCGACAATTTCCATGCCAAGATTCGTAACTTATTGATTTAACTGTGGAATTTTAGCCAGATTCAGTATAAGGATCACCCTTATAATTTTTTACGGCTTTATTTTGAATTGTGCTTAAATGAACGTCACTTCCCCATAGATAGGCTAAATGCTCAAGCGTCTTTTGTGTGTACTCTGGATCAAGATCCATTCCAACATGACGATGTTCAAGATGCAATTGATTTCTACCATCTTGCACAACAATTTTAGGAATCCCTGAATGAGCAAAACTTTTGATTATCAATTTTCTGACTTCCTTTTTCGTCTTATCGGTTACAACAATTTTTTCGGAGTAAGGATCTTTTTGTTTTACGTAAAGATAGAGTTCCAGTTCCCTAACCATTTCATTAGTTAGAAAATTTTGCATGAAGAACCAATCATTATGAGTTCTTAAAATTTCAAACATTTTTTCGATACCCTTCATATCTCCAGTATCCCATTCTTTGCGCTTCTTCATGTTAGTCTCTTCTTCATAAGCGTCACCGTGTAAGCCCTTATCCCAACGCTCTACAATGTTATACCACATCTCACTACCTATCAGATAAGGATTCATGGAGAAAGGATTTTTAGCTTTGACTAGTGAGTTCATGAAATTATATTCAGCATGTTCTTCGCTAGTCAAAAATCCTTCATTGAAAAGTTGTCTTAAAATTCTTTCATGCCAGAACGTAGCAAACCCTTCATTCATATACTTTGTTTTGACATGGGGCCAAGTATATCTACCCTGATATCTTAGAATCTCAAGAATATCTTTTTGCCAATCCGACAACACCCTTGAGTTATCTATAACGAAACGGAGCATATCTTCTGTAGGCTCTACAGGAATCTTATTTTTTAGACCCATCCAAAGATTATGATTGTAAAGATCCCTTTCTATTTCCGCTTGACTAGCTGGTGACTTATCAGTAAATAGATCATCAAACTCTGTAATTTTTCTTTCATGAGCTTGCTGTTTTTTCTGTTTAAAGATTCTTTCACGTTTAGCTTCTTCTGTCTCATTGGATTCAAAAGGAGAAGAATGTAGAAAAATAGAATGTCCAGCGTCCACCGTTCTTTCCAGAATGTCTATACCATATTTCCTTTCGTAATCTTTGAACCTATGAGAAGCGGCAATGAACTTAGACACAATATCTTTATCTAGTTCATCATGATATCTATTCATTGTAGAAAAAGAAACATGTCCTACAACGTGAGCTACCACAAGAGCTTGAATAGCAAAGGTATTGTTTTTCATTAAATAGGATCTAGCAGGATTTGTAGTAATGACTACTTCCATAGGAATACTACCCATTGAATGTTCATAGATAGTTCTAATTCTTTCGTAGTCTCTACCAAACTTCCAGTTAGAAATCTGACCAGGCATACCATAAGCCATAATTTCAAGCATCTTATTTTCTGGTACAATATCAAATTCAATAGGAACAAACTTCAAACCTTGCTCCTCTGCTATTTGATATACTCTTTCTTCTAACTTGACTAGTCTTTGAAGATCTAATTTATTCATTGGTTTCCTTTTCTTTATATTTTTTAATGTCTGTAGCTAGCATATGTTGTAAAGCCATTCTAATATGCTTCTTATTACGAATGACAGACATAAAGAAATGTTTATCATGGTTGATCCAAAAATTTCCCTGATTACCAATTGTTCTTTCTTTAAATTCCCATTTTTTCTTAATTGCTGGCATGAGATTTGAGTAGTCGCTTTCTGGTTTTACTTCTATGTAACTAAACATATTGACTCGCTCAAGAAGATCCTCAATACTTGATACAGTCAAATCTTCTCTAAAATCCTCACCATCGGAGCAATATAGACTGTAAATGTTCCATTCATCAGTAGGATATTCGGAATCTATGACAGAAATAGCTTTATCTATAGCAGTATGACAGAAAGTTCCACCTGTAGTTCCTCTATGGAAAAACGTATCTTCGTCTACCTCTTTAGCTGTATCCGAATGTTGAATAAATCTAATCTGTACATGTTCATATTGACTCTTCAAAAATTCAACCATCCAGAAAAGAAGACTTCTGACAAGATATTTTTTCTTAATATCCATAGATCCAGAAACATCCATTTTAGCAATGACTACAGCATTAGAGCAAATTTCAATATCTTCTTCGATTGTCTTATACCTTAAATCAACATCGTCAATAGCAAAAGCGGCTTCTGTATCACCATTAAGTCTACCCTCTTTAATGATAGCAATTGCTTTTAACAAATCAAATTTAGCTTGCTTTAATGCTCTACCAGCATCTTCAACCGTACAGTCTGTTTCTTTCATTACTTCACCAGAAAATACAGCGTTCCGTTTAATAGCTTCAAGCATAGTACGTTTTTTATGGATTCTGGATTGTGGGCCTACTTTGGAAACTGACTCTGACTTCCAGCCCTTAGAAATAATGGTACTGTTTTTATCTTTATCTTCTAGATAAGGCAATCCAAGATCTTCGAACATGATTTGAATAAGGTAGTCAATATCTACTTCTGTTTCCAGAAAATCTCTACCTCTTTCATCACCAGAGCCACCATTACCACCACCAGTAGCCCTTTCATCCAGAATATCACCAGCTTTCTTATCACCTTGACCGACTCCAGCCACACCTTGTTTTCCGTATTTAAATTGGAAGTCTCTGAGTCCTCTGACTGGAACCTTTACAGTTCTCTTTCCATCTCCTCTAGTGATAATAGACTCTTCACCAATGACATTCTGGATATTATCCCTGATTGCCTTGTCTACTTTTTTTCTATGCCTTGCGGCATCTTTAGTACCTTTGTTTATTTTCCAATCGTCATGAAATACGATAGTCATTTTATATTACCTTTCTATGTCTTTTGGTGGTGTCCTCTTTTTTAGTTCTCTCGTCTGAGGATTTCACCTACAAAGCTCATGAGATGTTTAGCACAATTCTTACAGTACCCTTTTTCCATTAAAGCATCCATAGCCGTTTCTCTTCTCCTGATTGCTTTCGGAGAAGTAACGGTAGTATCAGCGATAGAAAGAGTGACAACATTTTTAAGATCACTCATAAGCTTCTTTTCTATGGCATCTTTTAAGGTCTTGTAAGTCTTCCATGTAAACTCTTTTCCTTGACTTAACGCATCAGCTTGATAGACAAAGATACCTTTACGAAAATCCTTTTTAGATTCTTGAGGAATTCCGATTTGTTCTTCAATTGCTCTCATGATATCTTCATCAGGTTCTTTGAATTCACCGCTGATTTTATCCATAACGGTTTCATTCTTGCAGAAAGACAAGACATTAACCATGTATCGACCAAATAATTCATCGGCCTGATCATCATAGGCATGGACAAAAGAAGTACTTACTTCTTTTTTAGCAAACTCCCTGTATTCCGCTAAAATAGAATCTTCATCAGCGGTAAGGAGTTCTTCAAAACGCTGTCTCTGTTTATCATCATGTCCAATATGATGATCAAAGGTATTACGAATAGAGCGGATCATATCCAATGCAGTAATACAACCACAGTATTCGCTATCTCCTGTATCAACATTTTCTTTAGCGGCTAAAGCAATGTTGAGAGCGTTCATAATAAACCTTGGAGAAATACCGCTCATACATTCACCGTTCTCTTTCCCCTCTTCACGTAGTTTTCTGGCATCGAAATCTTTACCTTTAGAAAACTCTTCAAGAAAATCTCCATTGTATAGCTTCATTTTCTTGATCAGGTTTATTTGCTCAGAGTCATGATACCTTGAAAGTACTGCAAATTGAGCGGCAACTTCCAGAGCTTGCGGAGAAATATGAATATTGATGAATTCAGATTCAGCAATAATCTTCTTATAGATATTCACTTCATCTTTTACTCTGTCATTCCATCCTACATTGACTATATACATCCTGTCATGTAGTGCTTCATTATCCGTATTGTTTTTGAATTTGACAAATTCACTCTGGTTCGTATGAGACAAAATTAAAGTATCAATATACATCTGCGGAAATCTAGGAGCTTTAATGGTTTGCTCTTGAGCGGCAGTAATAAGGACGTAGTGAAATTTGGTATCCGCTTTTAAGATCTCAATGTACTCAATCAGACCACCATTGGCAACCTGTAATTCACCATCAAAGGTATACCCTCTAGGATCTGATTCTCCGTACAATGCTACCTTACCCATATTAACACTTCCAATGAGTTCGGATACATCTTGACTCTTAGGATCGGAAGGAGTAAAAGTTCCGATACCGACTCTTCTCTGCTCCGATATCTTAATCATCTCCACAGGAATGTTATGCCATTCAACGGTAGCTTTACCATCGTCACCAATCTTCGTAAACTCATTGTCTACTCGTAACTGGCAAACAGGACATAAATCTCCTTCGATTTTAACTCCTAATTTATCTTCCCAAAATTCCCTATTGGATTCTGGAATTGCATGTAAAGGTTCTTCATGCAAAGGACATCCAGCAATAGCAAATTTAGGAGTATCATCTCTTTCTAGTCCTTTTTTAATAAGGGAAGAGATAGTAGACTTTGCGGTAGCTACTGGCCCGACAAGCATAAGAATTCTTTTGCCTGTTTCTGTTCGCCTAGCAGAAGCTTTAAGGAATCTCATAATATCATGGATTGCTTCCGCTGTACGATTGCCAAAAATTTTACCATCAAAGAACTTATACCATACAAGGTCTTCGTATCCCTTTGTTAAGATAGATTCCTCTACAGGTTCCGTTCCATGCTTCATGATCATGTTAAAGATCCTTGCAGGAGACAGATTTGAAATCTCTGGATTTTCCTCTACCAGTTTCATGTAGTCAATCAATCCCCCCGACCATTTAGCATTAGGTGTATCTTTTTGCTGATCAAGGATGATATCCCTGAAATCCTGATTGTGATTGGCAACTTCATCGGTTAATTCCAAAATTTCATCACTCATAAGTTTTTTCCTTTCTTGATTATTTTTTAACTTCTTCTATTTCGATTATATCACCTTCTATTTGTTTTGGTTGTTCCTTATCCATGATCTTTAAAAGATCTTCTCTTGAGGTAACGATAATATTTTGATTAGTAGTTCCACCACCTCTTACTCCAGACTTTTCTTTAATGACTACTTCTCTTTCTTTAAGATTTTTTAGATCTTTTCTAATTTCAAGATAACCATCATAATTATCTTTACCAATAATTTCCTTGCTAGCGGCAGTTATACCGTTTATAATATTACCAGCAACTTCAACCATCCTTGCGGTAAAATTTCCACCGTCAATCTCATCTTGGATCTTATCTAAAATTTGATTGGCCTTTTTAATATTACCTTTTAATATGTCAACTGGATCATCGAAATTAATATCAACTTCTTCTCTTTGATTTGGCGCTGGAGCATTTTCAGTAGTCGGTAAGTCATTATAATTAACCCCAAAGGCTTCATCTAACATATTCAAATCTAATTCTTGCTGTTTGTTTCCCATAAATTCTAAACCTCCCATCTTATAATAGATACTTATCACATCTAAAATAAAATGTCAAGTCCAAAATTAGTATGTTTACAAATTGGTAAATTCTGTTATAATGGTCATATCAAATATCAAATATCAAATAAATGGAGGTTTGTCAATATGAAAAAAGATGTTATTAATCATTACACGGTAGATGCTGAAAATCCTGAGTCTTGGGATGAATACTTTTATAGATTTTGTGTTACAGCGGCAGGGAATTCTAAATGCTTGTCAAGAAAAATTGGTGCTGTAATTGTAAGGGATAAAACAATTCTGTCAACTGGCTATAATGGGCCACCTAGAGGAGTCATGACTTGTGATAAACGCTGGCTTCATGATATTGAGATTAGAAAAGAGTATGAAACAAAATCAGGAATGGGTATCTCCCATTTATCACTATCTTCTCCAAGATATAAAGAAGAGTTCCAAGGTAAGTGTCCACGCTATGTTCCAGCTATGGGCTTTAAATCTGGTCAAGGTTTGGAATGGTGTGTAGCTGGTCATGCCGAAAGAAACGCTATAGTCAATGCGGCTAGAATGGGTATGCCTGAATTAAAAGAATGTACAATTTATATGTCTTGTGGAGTGCCTTGTACTCCTTGTTTGATTGAAATTATAAATGCTGGTATAGTGGAAATCGTATGTACGGAGATTGCATTTTATGATTTTGATAGATCCTGTAAATATCTACTTGAGAATTCAGATTTGAAAATTAGGAAATTCGATTTTATTGAGGAGTAGTCTATGGCTAAACTGAAAGATCTATCAAGTGAAGATAGAAGAGATGTAGAAGAAATTTTAGAAGTAAAAGCTACTGAATTAGGAATGGACTCCTATGATGCATATTTAGGAGGAAGTGATTATAAACTTCTAGGTGAATTAATAGGTATGTGTGCTTCCTGTAAAAGTTTACAGTATTGTAAAACTGAATTTCATAATGTCTTCGCTAGATGTGGGCATTATGAAATTAATTTGTCTGGTAACAATCGAATAGTAGAATGTAACAGTCATAATCCTAGAGGAGTTTTATCTCTGGAAGAGATGTATGCATTAGCTACTCTGATAGATCCAGGTGATAAAAAAATAAAAGGATTTGTTCCTGCTCAAAGGAAATTAAAAAAATGAAAATAGTAGCAATAAAAGATGAAGCGGCTGGAAATGAAAGAGTAGGGGAGATGTGGCAGGAAACCAAAATATTTGATTCCGAAACTTCTCTACTTGAAGTTATGAAGTGGGTAGGTAGTTATAAAAAGAAAGTAGTTTTAACTATTCCAGAAGATTCATTAGAAGAATATCATAGAGCGATACGTAAAATACCTATTAAATAAGATATGGTTTACAAATTGAATAAAATATGATATAAATAGGTATGGAAAATCAAAGATTCGGAAAATTAGTGGTTATGAACGATGAAATGCCTTTGAGTGATCATTCAGTTACATTTAAAAATGCTTTGAAGAAAGAATTTCCTGAAATATGGGAATATTCAAATAGTTGTGAGTTATTAGAGGTTAATAGATAAAAGCAAAAAGGGATATCCTGTTAAGGAAATCCCTTTTTTATTACTCATCTATTTGAAATACTACTTAGCTAACTCTTATTGTGGAATGTTGGCTAGTCTAATCAACTGGTAGTATTCTCTCGCCCCGAATAAGTGGTTGTGAATGGCATAACGACTCATTAAACCAACTGTCGGATGAAAAGAATTCTCAAATACTGCTCTGCTTGCTAACAACTGAATGTACGGCAAGTAGATAACACCAGTATCATATTCACTCGGCCCTTTATAACCTACAATAAATTGATCTCTGCTTTCAAAGGTATCTCTGTAAACTACCAGTCTACCGTCAAGCGAACCAATTCTTGAAACACCTGTAGGTTGAGTTGAAACATCTCCTGGAACAGGAGCGATAGCGAAAGCCGCTAAAGTTTCCAGAATAGCTACACCTCTAGGATTACCAACGATCCAATTTGCAGATCCTCTACGAGTATTGATTGCAATATCCTGAGTTTTTCTTATGATGTTGTGATAAAGCTCTCTGTAACGCTCCATCTCCCAACGTCCTTTAACGCCTTGAGCAGACGCTAAGAAATCCCATGTAGTATCGTAACCACTAACACCACGTACTGTAGCGTCAATAGCCGCAATAAGTTCACGGTCAATTTCCTGCGTAATTTCGTAGGCAAGAATGTCCATCATTTCTTCCTCAAGATCAAGACCATGCATAGCTTTTAAATCTTGTGCGATCTCTAAAGACCAGCGACTTCTAAGCTTTCTTGTCTTGGCTTCAATCTGCGTTTTTTCTACGGTTAGGTTTACTTCTCTGATATGTGTACCAGCCCCAACACCTAAACCAATATCATTTCCTACACCGACTCCAGCTTTAGAACCTAAAGCTTCACCAGCGGAAGTAATGTATGATCCAGAATAGGTTGAGTCAATGGTATTGTAACCAAGCTCGGTCACATTAGCAGTATAGCTACCAGCGGTTGTTCCTGCTCTAAAACGCAAAGCAAAAGCAAGTCCGACTGGCCCTGTCAACGGTTGAACACCAACTAGTTGATGAGCTACGAGTTCTGGAAAAGTACGTCTTACCATAGGAACAGCAATTTTATTGAACATACCAGAAGTAGGCCAATTAGCCAAACCTCTACCATCTCCAGTTCCAACTGCATCATTCCCACCAGGCGCACCACTCCAAGTGACTCCTTCACTCATTAAAAAGTTATGCTGGTTTTCAAGCATGACAGCGGTAGCTTTCTTAACTTTATCAGAAGTAATAGCCTTACCCTCTGAGAGAACCGCTTCCCATTTTTTAACCAGATCATTAATATTCATATGTCATTTCCTCCTGTACTATTTTACTTCTTTTTAAACTGTGTTCTCTTTTAGAACTTCCACATAACCTTTGAGATGTTGAGCGAAAGGACTGTTATCGACATCGGATTCCTCATTTAACTGTTCATCCTCATCTACTTTTCCCTTTCCGTCTTCCTCTTTCATCTCTTTCTTTTTGTCTTTCTTGTCTTTCTTTTTGCCGTTTTCATCTTCGTCATCGTCATCGTCTTCATCATCGTCACCATTCTTACCGTTTCCGTTATAGGCTTCTACAATGATTTCGAATTTCTTGTCGATTTCTTCTCTATCAGTAACACCGTCAAGCATCTCAATGACATGCTCTTTTTGGCTTTCGGTTAAGCCTTTGGTTTTACGATGGAGATAGACTTCTGCGGCTAACTCTGTAGCGTCTTGTTTAGTCTGTAATTTATCAGAAATGGACTCATTTAACTCATCTCTAAGTTTTACAATCTCTTCTCTGGCTTCTTTCAGAAGTGCTTTTACTTCTTCATCTAACAAGCCTTCATCAACGCCCAAACGAACTTTGAATTGCTCAATCAGGTCAGCGTAAAGCTCACCCTTTCTTGCGTATTCCAATACCTTTTCAGGAATTTGAAGTTCTTGCTCCAGAATCTCATCCACGAAATTTGAAAACTTACCAGTAATGTCTTCTTTGTAAGCGTCAAACTTCTCTTCGTAAGTTTCGATAAGTTTATTTTTCTCCTCATCCAACTTAGATTCTGATAGCTCTTGTGCCTTGACTTCGATAAGAGTTTGTAGCTTCTCTTTGATGACTTCCTGTTCACTTTCTTCCAATTTCTGAACACCTAACAACTCAAGAAGTTTTTCCATAAGCTATAATACCTCCTATACTATTTCTATATATATTTATATATAAAACATATGTTTTTAAAAAACGGTGTCTTTGTAGGATATACAAGGAATTAAAGGGGCTGAATTACTTCAACCCCTTCAATAGTGAATTGCTTACTGAAATATCTTTGCGGTTTTCATGAGTATATCATGAAGTTCATCAAACTTATGAGAAATCGGATTCCTTATATCTTAATCTGTCATCGTCATCTCTAGTTGCAACTCTGGTAACACCAGGTCTTGTAGTAGTTTTACTTTCTTGAGCGGTGGCATCTGATTCAAGAATATCGAATACTTGAACATAACCATTCACATTACTAGTATCTCTTCTGTAATAATGAACTCTATGTCTCAAAGGAGTTACCTTTTGTTGACTACCTAATTTATTACCGTACCCTGCCATTGTTCCATTACCATGAATTTGAGTTTCATTGAATAGAAAATTTGTTCCGTTAACCAGTAGTAAAGCATCTGCTACCGTATCTACACTTGCTAATGCGTTAAATGCTGTTTGTTTCATATTATTTTCTCCTATTTTTCGTTTTAAAATCTTTTTATATATCTACTATAATCCTTTTCTATGTCTGCTCTCCATTGTCTAGCTAGAGCATTTATATGTCTTAAATTTAAAGCTTTAAAAAGTGTATCTGTATCTTCTATGATATCATTTAGTGAGCTTTTTAATTGATCCAATCCTGCGGTAACACCAGACATATCAACATTTCCTTGATCTTCTACGGCTGTAATTACTTTATCAAATGCTTCTAAAGCATTAGGTAGCCAATCTCTACTCAAAGCGTCAATATGTTTTTTGAATTGCTTTTGAAATGCAATTGAATCTTTTGTAAAATATTTAACGTAGTTATTACTTTCAGTTATTACTACATCATATGCTTCAATAATTCGTTTATCTAAATCATCCATATTGGTTTCTCCTAAACTAATTTCAAATACATTCCTGTATTTTTTTCAATAATCTTATGCATCTGATCAGCATAAATCCCCTTTGCTTCGTATTTTACTTTATAATTCGTACCTCTAATAGCGCCAAATTCAATATCGTATAGATCCATAGAAGTTAAAGTAATTTTAACGTAGTTAATACCTTTTGAATTCCTACCAATTCTAAATGAGAGATAGTTTTTTCCTCCAACAAGGTTCTTTGCTCCCATCATTGCAAAGGCTTGATTGCCTAATTGCTTCTGAATAGTCTTTGCAACTTGCATACCTTCATCTAAAGAATTTTCAGATAGATATTCTGTAAATTGTTTCATTTTTGCTTCATTTATTAATATATCTTGATATGCTTTTTGTATTTTTTCATTTAAGTCATCGGTCATTATAACTCCTCTACTTCTATAGTTCTTCCTTTCCATTCGATTATAGAGTCTTTATACTTCTTTTTTATGAAGTCATCTACAGCGTCAATCTTAGGAAAGTTATCAAATTCTCCATTGTCTACAAAGTCAGAAAGGTGAAAAATAAGTTTTCGCTTAACATCCACCTTTTTGACTTTAACAGTAGGGAATACCTTAGATATAATTTGAGATACCTGTCTTTCGCTGGATTCGCTTAATACAGTTGTCTCATATGCTTCTTGAATTCTTTCTTTCTCAAACAT